ATTCTGCCAGATAGCAAATGCACGGATGATGTGTACAAGTCTACGAGTAGAGATGACCTCATCAATACCACCATCGTTGAATGTTCTACGAATGATGTCTGCCCAGTTAGCAAGATGCTCACAGAATTCTTTATCAAGAACACCTAGAGATGCTGATGCCTTTTCAAGAATCTTTTGCTCAGTTTTTACATGAGGATAGTCTTGTTCAAATGTCAAAGCAAATCTCTCAAGGAATGCTTCGTTCAAGACATTAGTACCGATGAATCTACCATCATCAGAACCTTTACCTTTTGTGTTGGCAGTAGCGATGATGTTGAAACCTGACTTAGGTGTCACATATCTACCTGTCTTTTTCAAGAAGAGACCTTTGCCTTCTAGTACAGATTGTAAACATAGAATCTTGTTAGATGCTAGGTCAACCTCATCAAGAAGTAAAACAGAACCTCTCTCAAGTGCTTCAATGACAGGACCGTTGTGCCATACTGTCTCACCATTGACAAGTCTGAATCCACCGATCAAATCATCTTCGTCAGTTTCAATAGTGATGTTGACTCTGATAAGTTCTCTGTTAAGAGCAGCACATGCTTGCTCTACACCTAGAGTCTTACCATTACCTGACATACCTGTAATGAATGTAGGGTAAAATAATTTAGAAGCAATAATCTTCTTGACGTCAGTGAAGTTACCAAATGGTATGAAGTTTGGTTCTTTCTGTGGAACTAGGTTTCTAGTAGTTACAGCGGGTTGTGCAGATTGTGCCTTGAATGTTTTCTCAAGTCTCTCTGCTACTGTTAACTGCCATACACCTCTCTTGACTTTGAATTCTTTGAGACGTTTGCTGATTGTCTCATACTGTAGACCGAAATGTCTTGCTGCAATCTTTAGATGATTCGCATTGACTTTAGTACCAAACTTATTGATGAGGTACTCTGATAATTGTGCTGTTGTTAGCGGTGATGGTGCGGGCATTGATTTGTTTCGTATATGTATATATCATACACTTTATTATTTTAGTTGTATATAATCATTGTGCCACTTTTTCAAGTGGTTTTTTGTATGATACAAGACAAAATGCAAGACAGCATAAAGTTGTCTTGCATCTGTGAGATAATTTTGAGACTCATGAGAAGTTCTGTCGTAGTACGATACCTATGCAACCATACCTACAAATGAGTTGAGTAACTTTTTGTTTACTGCTTTGTTACTAAGCATCTTTCTGAATGCACGACTAATGTCTGCCTTCTTGTCACTCTTTGCTTCAAATGTTGTATCAGCATCTATGGCATTGTTGCTGATAGCATAGAGAGCACTGTATGCTACAGGATTAGGGATGATTGCAGACTTCTCTTTTCTCCATTGCTTCTGGATTTGAGGATAGTATTCCATACCTCCACCATATGTGCAAACATAACTGGATAACTGAGTACCATTTAAGATTCTGAATCCTAGTATGTTTACATCAGGATTACGATCTTTAAGTTGTTGGATAAAGATGTTAGTGCAATCTCCATATGTGAACTGACGATACACAATACCTGTTTGACGGTCACGAAGGATAACACCGAAGTCTATGCGATGTGTAGATAAACGAGGTTCATCTTCACCAAACTCATTCTTACCTACCCACTCACGACCATATGCTGTTGTGCATGCATCGCCATCAGTTAGAACTACACAATTGACTTTCTGCAAATCATTATCTTTTCTGAACTGAGGAACAATGTAGTTCAAGAGAATGATTGCTTCATTCAATGGTGTTCCAGATAAACCTACACCTGGTGTATTGTAGTAGGAAGCAGAACCATACTGATACTGACGACGAGAATAGTATCTCGCTTCTCTGAATAGTTGTAGACACATACGCTCATAGTCTTTGCTGTTAGAACGTGATGATACAAAGTTCATTAAGTGGAAGTAACCTTTGTCTAAGAGAATCTCATTCTTTCTTATGCTCTCAGACTTACTACGATAACGATATGGTGCATCTGGTGCTTCTGGATTGTTGTCAATAGCACGCTGTGCAATTGTCCACTCATTTGTAAATGCATAAACTTCAAAAGGAATTTGTACTTTCTTACAGAATGCAGTTAGGTTTAGTAATTGCTTTACTGTTGGTAGAAGTTCGTATGACATAGAACCAGACCAATCAAGAACAAAGATCATGCCATGATTTTTACCATCAGGAAGAACTGTAATTTTTTTGAACACATCTTCGTTGTACTTGTATGTGTATAGTTTCTTTGTATCAAGAACACCAGTTTTAGATTCTCCTGCACGAGCATAAGCATCAGCAGACTTGCGACACTCAAACTCTTTGACCATGTAGTTTACTTCTTTCTGTGACTTAGCACGAAACTCTTTGTAGTCATGATCAGCAAACTGGAACAACTCTTTATCTTGTGCATCATGATGCTGACCAATCCACTTGTGAAGTACTTTCCAATCTACAACAAAGTCTTCTAGATTTACATCTTTTGGTATCTCAACATATGTTGAATCAATATGTGACTCACTAGATAACTTTCCAGACTTATCATCAAATGATCTCTGTGTTTGAGATGTAGTACCATGCTCTCCTCCTTCGTCTGATTCTGAATCATCTTCTCCATACAATTCATCAAATAACTCGTCAACTCCATCGTCTTGTATCTGTTGCTCAAGATCTTCAGCATCAATTCTATCAAACTTAGAAGATGCTGATCCTCCTGCACCACCAGAACGTGGTTGTGCTTGTGCTGATGAAGTATCTTGATCTTCAGAATTACCTTCACCTTCCATGTCACCTATACCTTCAAGTGATGATGAATCAAGTTCAACCTCAACTTCTTTCTCCTCTGTTTTCTGTGTCTGCTCCCAGTTGTAAACATCTTGAGCAATCTCTAGAACTTCTTCAAAAGTTTCTGCCTGATCTGTACGAGCAACAAACACCATCTCAGATCCATTGAAAGGAACTAGAGCAGTAGCACCTAGTTTGAAGTGTAGATTGATACGGTCAATCAAACTGAACTCAGAAAGATCTTTATCTGCAACCTCAAAGAAATCTTTGTTGTTTAATTCTGTGTAACCTTGAGCAAAACTTTTACGAAGACCCGCATACTTTCTCTTCATTAATTTTTCTATGCGTGCATCTTCAATCACATTCACAAAATCTTTTGGGCAATCTACTTGCTCTCTGAAGTCTACGTTAGGTGTGAACAATGCATGTCCTACCTCATGACCTACAAGCATATCATACACAGCATTAGATGCTAGATCCCATAATGGTAATGTAAGGACACGAGAGTCTACATTGAATTGTGCTGTTGGAACTTTGCGATGCTCTACGACTAGGTTCTCTGTTGCTAGAAGTCTTGCTAAGTTACCTTTGATTTCTTGTTGTGACATGTGATTTGTTTCTTGTTATACACATGATACCATATAAAATATGCTAGCCAACCAGTGCATGTGTCACTTCGTTAACTGTCTCCTTTATAATAGAGAAGTTCTTTTCTTTTTCTGCTGTGATAGTTCTGTCAAATTTATCATCCATACCTTGTTTATGACTAATTACATAAACTTTTGTACTCTCATCAAAGTTACGGAGTATCCATCCTAGATCAGATGTACCTGATTGGTCAAGAGATCCATCAAATATCTCATCTAAGATAAGTAAATTAGTATCCACGCTATTCTTAAGCTTAGCAATACTACGCCAAGTGAGCAAAAGAGCAATATCAATTCTTGCTTTTTCTCCTTCCGAGAACGAGTCATATGAAAATACATCCCTATATCTACTCTTAATTATTTCTTCAAAGTTCTCATCTAGTGTAAAATTGACATAAAACTCCATTCTTTGTAAGAAATCGTTAATTAACTTATTCATTGTAGGTAGGTATGTCTTGATAATCCTAGTCTTTATACCATTATCTTTGAGTAGATGTGATGCTGTTGTCAGGACATCACGATCTTTTTTCAAAGATGCATGTTGTTTTGAGAAATCTTTCTTTTCTTTAACAAGTTTTTCTAATTTTGTATACTCTGCTTTCTTATCTGGATTGCTCCCCTCTAGTTCTTTGATCTCATCTTCTACACTCTCTACTTCTTTTCTAATAGACATCAACTCATAATTTAATTGAGATAATGTTGAGTTACGATTGTTTACCTCAGTTGATAACTCTGTAAATTTCTGTAATTTTTCTTGTTCGTCTCTAATAGTTTTTTCTAAATCTTCTATGCCAGTATCCATTTTATCAATTTCTCCCTGACTTTCTTCTAATTTATTTTCACGAAACTCAGCAGATAATTGTTGTGTGCATGTAGGGCACACATGATTTTTTTCAAAAAACTTATGGTCTTTCTTACAAGACTTCAGTTTAGACTGTAGTTTTATAAGATAAGTGTTCAGTTTTTGTAGATTTGAATTTGACTTTTGATAGTCTTTCATTTCTTTATTAAGATTAAAGATTTCTTTTGTTAGGGATTCAATACTATCATTCTTATCTAATTCTGATTTTTTGTACTCTTCTATTTTTGATTTCTTACGATCTATCTCTTCTTTATTAATTCTCTCCAAAGCAAGCATGTGTTGTTTCTGCAACTCTATCTTATCTTTCAATAGATCTATCTGATAATCAATCTCTCTAACTTCTATATTATTTTCTTTGACCCTATCCTTAAGTAAAACATTCATGGTAGAGAATACCTGTATGTCAAGTATATCTTCTATAATTTCTCTACGTTGTGGTATGCTAAGTTTCATAAAAGGAACAAACGTAGACGAACCAAGAACTACAATCTGAGTAAATGATTTAAAATTCATCTTCAGAACACTGTTCTCAAAATTCTTTTGCTGTTCGTTTACTGAACTCTCTTTATCCCACAACACACCATTACAATATATCTCTAGTTTTGTAGGTTTAATTCCTCTGACTACTCTGTAGTCGTTCTTTCCTATGGTAAATGTAATTTCAGCAACGCAGTCTTTCTCATTAATACTATTAACTAGCATTGACTTACTGATCTTACGGAATGGTTTTCCAAACAAAGAAAAAGTAAGAGCATCTAAGATAGTGCTCTTTCCTGCTCCGTTACTACCAACTATTAAATTTGTTCTCTGACTTGTCAGGTCAATCTCACTAAACACATTTCCCGTTGAGAGAAAATTTTTCCAACGAATCTTTTCAAAAATTATCATACTAAATTATCAGGTGGTATCAATAAATCATCAGGGGTAATGACAGTGAATGGTTGTCCTCTTTGTTGACATGCATCTATTATAACATGATCTTCCATTTCCACAACCTCCATTGTAGGATATTTTACATTCTCTTGAAGTTGTAGTAAATATCTATCAGCATCATCCTCTAACTGAAAGATAGGTATGACACGCTTATCTTCCTCATCATACACAGAATATACACCGTCTGGTTGGTTTGCTAAAGTGAGTACGAACATTAAGTGATGTTACAGCTTTCAATATATAGGGATCTCATGACACTCTTGAGTGAAGATTTGTCTACCGCAATATCCACCTCATCAATATATTCATTGAGAAGTGTCATGGTGTCTTTAGTTTCAAGATGTACATCATCTATGTCATCTGAGTCAACTAAGATCTCTACGATCTTGACATCATGTGCTCCTACGTTGTATAGACGATCAACCAATGTTTCAAACATTTGGTAGTTTCGTTTTTCGTCAACAATGATTTTGATGAACTTGTTTTTATAATTAGACACATCAAGTTTGTTGTAGTCATGGTTTCTGTCATCGTAAAATATCTTTTCAAATATTTCAAACGGGTTCTTATAAAACTTAAGTCTGTCAGTTTCAGTATCATATATGTGAAACCCACGAGAAGATTTGTAATCATTCCAGAACATCTGATAAGGGTTGCCTAGGTATTGAACATTACCACGTTTAGATCTATGGTGAAAATGTCCTGACCACACACGATTAAAGTTTTTAAAATCACTAACAGAAAATCCACCTTCAAATTTCATGCCAGGTGTTACTTCAAAACCATCAACCTCCATGTGACTACACATGATCTCTCCACCTTTCTTTATTAACTTTACACACTCTTCTCTGTTTTCAGAGTTAATCCAAGGCATCATTAAAAACTCTTTACCACCAACAAAGATAGTCTCTGGTTCAGTATAGATTTTTATATTACTATAGTTTTCTAGTAACAATTCTGGAGAGTTAATTTTATTTGTATTCTTATAGTATGTGCAATGATTACCTAAAAGCATATGCACTTCATAATTTTTTAGTTGATCAAAGTAATTAGTCTTAATTCTATTAAGAGTATTGAAATCCACAGACTTTCTATTATCAAAGGTGTCACCAAGATCAAAGACCGTTGTGATATTTTCTTTTTTAAGAGTTGGAAAAAATATTTCATCGTAAAATTTCTGGAAGTAATTCCAAAATGGTAATGAACCCTTACGTCCATCTAAATGTTGATCAGTTATGATTGCTATCTTCATGGTAGTGGAAATTGTTTTTCGTGTATAAAGAAGACTATAGTCAACCTATTTGTTTCTGGACAATCTCCAAAACAACCAGAGAGTCCGTGAATATTAAATCCGTCATATGCTATTAGTCTATTGTAAACATTTTCTGTATTGATAAATTGATTATTACGAGCATCTAATATAGATGTTCCTGTATTTGGTGGTGGGTCTGGGTTTAAATATATGACTCCTGCACATGGAAAATAATCTCTATGAAATCTATCTGCCCAGAAGTCATGAAGCATATCAACAGTACTAGCAGGACTTTGATGGAAGTATGATGTTATCACAGGTTGTATCATATTACCATTTGCTAGAAAATCTTGAACATATTTTGGATAAGTCCATGAACTAAGATTTCTCTCCTTCCAAACATAGTCAAATATACCTTGTTCTAGTTCTAAAAGTTCCAGATATTTTAAATCAGTAGAAAGTAATTGTCTAAAATTTAATGATCTATATCCTCTCCATCCAAATCCTGAGTTAGGATCAGTAGAAAATGACCACTTAGTGCAATCAACTGCTAGGTCTCTAATATGATCAACGTCTTCTAGATAATTATCTTTTATTGTAATCATATATCTAGATATTGATACTCCGTTATATGCCAAGCAGTTCTATTGTCTGGATATTTATTTCTAAGATATCTGACAACAGCAATCCTTCTCTCAAAACGATTCTCTCTAAGTATTTTTCTTGATATAATCTTCATGAGTTTTATTAATAATTACTATACGTCCATTTTCAATAATAAATTCTAGACGATCATCATGACTCCACATCAATTCTTCGTATAAAGCATTGAGACGGTTCATGTCTTCCCATAAATCGTTTGGCATTAGCGGTTCATTTTGGTTTCTATGTTTTCTTTGATGCTACCCATTTCAGATTGTGATGCATTCATACCTGTCATTGTACCATCATATTTGTCAGTGTGCATTACTTCATCATATCCTGACCGTTCTAGTATCTTTCCTTTGATCTCTAGTTGCTTTTTTTCTTTTTGTATCCTACGCAAGAATGCATAGTATATAATCTGAGTAAAATAAGCGAAAGGGTTTTTAGATTTTTCTGGATTAAAGTTATCAATATACTGCAAACAGTTTTCTATTCCATCACAAATCATATCTTCTCTAAACATATAGTTTACGAAGTTTGGTTTGTATGACAGGTGTGTTGCGATTTTTAAAAAACAAGATCCTAGATAATTTGTTACTCTAGGACGTGGGTCGCCAGATTCTTTTGCAGCATGAACTTTCTCACGATAGTCTGTTATCGCAGCAAGGAATTCTTTGTTATTTACATAGTACTCAGTCTTTTTTCTTTTTGCCATTACGGATGCCATGGATGTACCATTATCATGTACTTATTGTAGCAAATATAATGGAATTTGTAAAGGTACTTGACAAATGTTATTTTTACCAGTAGACTAACTCTGTCAAGGGTTAAAGGATGTTATAGCTACTAACTTTTCTTATAGATATTCTCTAAAGTATTCTTGGTGTCATTAATAGATCCCAAATACCCCGACTTGCGTGGAAGTTTATTTGGTTTATGTAACAATTGTTTATGGGACTGAATTTTTTCTAAATTCTTTTCATAGAATTCTTTTATAGGTCCTTCTACTTCAGTAATAGTAATGATGTGATCTCTACCAATTATATACATGTCATCAAAAGATGCCATGACCCATTCTTTAAAAGAAAATCCTGTAATTTCTAATTGTCCCTGTTTTTGTCTAGACTGCTCAACCGAGAATGGATTTGATAGCAGCACTTTATCTTCATCCTCTAGATAGAGAACCATAGAGATGACTTCCTCACCTGATACAAGTTTTAATGTTGCTAAAAATTCTTGGTCTTTCATATTAGTTTGCTCTGAGGTTTACTTTGATAACTTCATATCTAAAGTTCTCATCATTATAGATGTTAACTCTTTCGTTTAAATGTTTCAAGGTATAATTTTGACCGCCGATGTCATCAGCAATGTCATACAATGTTGCTATATCTTTACCTTCTCCCTTTCTAAGCACTCTACCTATAGATTGAAGGTTTCTTATCCTAGACTTGGACGGGGAAGCGAATATGATGTTGTGAAGACGTTTAATGTTAATTCCAGTTGAGAAGGTGCCGTAACTGGCAACAATGACTGCATTAGATTCAGTCTCTGTAATTGTACGAACTTGCTCTCGGTCTTCAACTTCAGTTCCTCCGTGCACAAAAAATACTTTCCGTGCATCATCTACATTATTATTTATTAGATCGTATAATGGTGTACCATGTTTTTCAATGTAGTTAAATAGTACTAGGGTGTTACCTTCTATGTCTTTGACTAGATTTTTGATGAGGTTATTTCTACCTTTATGTTCTACGAGATATTCCATCTCGTCATGATATGAATCAAAATATTGTGGAGCATGTTTACAAAGTAGGATTTTTATCCTAAACTTAGAGAGATAACCAGACTTGATTAATTCCTCAGTTTTGGTAACTTGTTCGTAGGATCCAAACAATCCTTCCAACACCCACTTGTGTGTTTTACTACCATCCAATGTACCAGTAAAACCAAACCTATACTTGGCATTGTGTAACTTAGTCATGATACCTGTTAATGATTTTGATTTAAACAGGTGTGCTTCATCACCAATGACACAATCTATATCATCAAAATATCTTTTAGGAAACTTGTAGATAGATTGCCAAGTAGATATTATAATATTCTTATCAGTATTCTTATCCTTACCAGAGTAAATCTTATGAACATGAGCAGCAGCATTCCACCCGTAAGAAATAAAATCATTGACCATCTGCTCAACGAGGGATGTAGTTGGGACGACTATAAGTATCTTCTTTGCGGTGGCAGCATAGTATCTGACTATGGAGTAGATCATCAGAGATTTCCCACTACCCGTAGGAGAAAGTAGTAACCTACGATTGTTTTTTAATGCCTCGTACACTGCCTTGTACTGGTAGTCTCTAGGTTTTATTGTAGAGATCTTGTCCATGAATACTTTGACAGCAGGAAGAGAGACAAATTTATTGTCATCTACAATATCTCCATACCAATCATTCTTTTCATACTCTACAACATATTGTTTTTCATTTGCCCATGTTTGTAAATGATCTACTAGACCATGGTAGAGTGCACCAGTAGATGGTGAATATAGACGTATGGTTCCATCCCAGTATTTGTATCTGGGATTCTTTTTTAAATACTTTGCTTCTGGTACTTCAAATGTGAAGTAGTCTGATAGTTCTCTATGGACGTACTCCTCATTAGAATGAACAGTTACATAGACTTCATTCTTCTTCTTTAATGTAATATAAGTCATCACTGTCCATTTACAAATTTCTCCCAGTCAATGGCATTCTTAATTTGAAAACCTCTGTTTGATATTTGTTTCATAACTTGATCTAGAAAATATAACATCTGATCTAGATACTTGATCTTTGCTTCTAGGTTGATGATCTCATCATCAGACTCTAGATAGACCTTCATCTTTTCTGTTGTTTTTATGTGAGATCCAAATGGTTTGGCAGCGTATGTTTTAGCATCTGCTTCACCAGAATAGTATTCACGTTTTTCTTTTACAAGTTTACGAATTTCAAATTCAAAAGAAGTTTTAATTTGAGATATGTCAGTGTAATGGTTTAAGTATTTATTGTGTTGGAAAGGGATGTTTAATGCTAACTGTCCTAGGTCAGCACTATATTGTTTGTTCTTAAATTGAAAGTCAACAGCAGAATCTTCTGCCCAATCATTTCTTAACTTGTCAAATTTATTACGAAGCGAATCAAAATTCATAAGGGTTTCAAATTCTTATCACGAATAAAGAACTGCTGATGCTTAAATGTTACCTCTGCAGTAATGTACTCTACATCACTTATTGTAGCATCAAATTGCAAATTTGTCAGTGATACTGGGAATATATCTTTAAACTCTACTATAAATGCAGGGTTATATTGACTCGTTACTATGTGTAATTGTCCGTTGGTAAGTATATCTTTCTCTGGTGTTTCTCTTGCCATCTGATCTGCGTTACCATTGTCACGAATCCATTTGTAGATACTATTATAATTTTTCAGATCTTCATCCACAATAAAAGTTACAGAAAAATCCCCAAAGGCAACTCCTCCACCAGGTATGATGGGGATACTTCTAAAGGGACTTGGTACTTCTGTTACTGGCATTTGGATATCAGGAACATTTGCATTTTGACAAAAGAAATCTACACCCTCAAATTTTTCTAACTTGAGAATGAATCCAATCGGATTTAAAAAATTTCTATTTGTGGGTTGTTCCTTATACCACTGGGCAGACATTCTTATTCCTAATATACATTAGTATTTAGGGTGTCTACAATTGGGTTACTACTTGTTCTTTGATTGCTTCTACTACGTCTTGAACAATACTTACATCAATGCCCATGAAAGGAGGTATCAGTCCCAGAGTTCTAAACAGACCATCGGCGAACAGTGCCATGAATATAAAACCAAGAACCATACTTATCTGTCCTGCATTTCTGTTGTGTTGATTAATAGCAAATTCTATCATCTCATTGACTTCTTCCTTACTGACCATAGTTTGTTTCTTGGTCGTAAAGTAATTCTTCTTTTCTGTTTTCTGTTTTTGAGAGATTAAATCTCTACCGTATTGAGATAACATGTCGTTAGTTTTTAAGTAGTGTTTAATTTTGTTAGTCATCTAGATCTTCCTCCTCGTCCCAGACGATGTAAGGTCCATGTTGCATTCGTTTTAACCTCTCAGTTTCTGAACTAAATTTCATGGTCTCTGTTAACCATATAGAAACTTTGATCACCAAGAATATTATCGCTATTGGCGACAAACATAATAATAGTATAGCAGGGGATTGTGTCATTGCCAATACTCATCTAGAACATCAAATGTTTTGTTTAGATACTCATTAGCACCTTTACATTCCCATTCTCCCTTTTCACCAATCTCACATTTGTAATGCAGTTCTCTTTTGAGTTGCATTAACCTATTTGTCATTGCAACCTTGTCTAGTCTGCCATTCATATGTTTTTCTGTATACCTACACTACTATTTAAACATAAAAAAAGGGATCCCGTAGGATCCCTGTATGTATTTCCTAACATTGTTAGGTTGTTTTCCAAAATTTGGTAACACGCATTACCATATTTGGGATTAAGTTAAGTTAGCAACTCTAACTCTTCTATAGTACTGGTTAATGCCATGAGTTAATGCCTCAGCATCAGGTGTACCATTAGACTGAACAACAAATGGGTTAGCAACCATACCGTATCTAGTCTTGAAACCAATCTTGGGTTGGAAGGTAGATGGGTCAATGCTTCTTAACATTTGGAGTGGAACGTATGGGCAATAGAACAGTCCACAGTCATAAGGTGATGAACCTTTGTATCCTACAACATAGTAGT